TGATGTGGTAGGAAAGGCACAAATACTTGACACTCCTATGGGTAAGATTGTTAAAGGTCTTCTTGACGGTGGTGTTCAACTAGGAGTGTCAACTCGTGGTATGGGTAGCCTTGAGCAACGGAACGGCGCAATGGTCGTTAAAGACGACTTTATTCTTAGCACGGTTGACATCGTGCAAGACCCATCAGCACCAGATGCATTTGTTAATGGAATCATGGAAGGTGTCGATTGGGTTTGGGATAACGGTGTTCTGAAACCTCAAGTAATTGAAAAAATGGAGACTGAAATTAAGAACGCTCCGAAACCTGTCTTATATGAGACAAGTGTTCGAGAGTTTAAGAATTTCCTCTCGTTACTAAAATCTAGTATGTAAGGAGTCTAATATGACTGAAGAAGTAAACCAAGAAGTCGAAGAACTCCACGATGAAGTAACAGACGAAATCGTGGATACTCTCGAAGACGAATCGCTTGAAGAAGCTTCTGCTCCTGCCGCTAAAGGTAAGGCTGACACCGCACAACCAGTAACTGAACCAGAGAGCATTGCCTCTGTGGATAAGGCTGCTGGTTCAACACAAAAGTCACCTGAACCAGGCAAGGGCGCTGCAAACGCAGGCGAAAAAGCACCTAAAACAAAAGCTGGTATGATTAGTGCAATGTTCAACAAAATGAGTGGCATGTCTAAAACAGAAATGCAAGACATGTAAGCCTCATATATGAAGAACGAATCGGTAGACATGGAAGAAGATGAAGTCATCGCTGAAACCAGTGTTGACACTACTGCCGAACTTGATGCATTGGTCGAGTCTGAAGCAACTCTCTCTGAAGAGTTCAAAGCTAAAACCGCTATCTTGTTTGAAACTGCTGTGAAATCTAAACTGTCTGAAGAAGTAGACCGTTTGGAAGCTGAATACAAAGAAGAATTGGCCGAAGAGATTTCTTCTACCAAATCTGACCTTGTAGAAAAAGTTGACAGCTACCTCAACTACGTTGTTGAGACTTGGATGGAAGATAACAAATTGGCAATTCAAAACGGTCTTCGCACCGATATTGCTGAATCTTTCATGGACAAATTGAAAGACCTGTTTACAGAGTCTTACATTGAAGTTCCAGAATCTAAAGTTGACCTAGTTGACGAACTTTCTGAATCCGTTGAAGAGCTGGAAGGCAAACTGAACGAAACAACTCAGAAAGTCATTGAGACATCTGAAGAACTGGAAGTTTACAAGCGCGAAACGGTTATCCGTGAAGCGTCTCGTGACCTTGCAGAGACTCAAGTCGAAAAACTGAAATCACTCGTTGAAGACGTTGACTTCGACAGCGAAGAATCATTCGCTGAAAAAGTTGGCATCATTGTCGAGTCGCATTTCGCAAAAGAAGTAACTCCTGAAGAACAAGAAGCTATTGTTGAAGATGCCGATACTACGGTTGAAACTTCTGCTTCAATGGACAGATACCTTCAGGCAATCCGTAAAACTGCACCAAGAACATAAGGAAGTGTAACAATGCAAGTATCATACGATAGTCTTATCGAGAAGTGGGCTCCAGTTCTCGATGAAGGTGAGAAAATCCAAGACGCTCACCGCCGCGCAGTAACCGCTGCCGTGCTGGAAAACCAAGAGAGAGCTCTTAATGAAGAAGCTGCTGCCTCTGCTGGTTTTCTTTCAGAAAACGCTGCCGCCCCTGCTAACGCAACGGGTTCAGTAAACAATTTCGACCCAGTATTGATTTCACTGGTTCGTCGCGCCATGCCAAACCTCATTGCATATGACGTTTGTGGCGTTCAGCCAATGAACGGCCCAACTGGTCTCATCTTCGCGATGAAATCACGTTATCAAGGTGGTTCAACATCTAACCGTGAAGCTCTGTTCAACGAAGCTGAGACTCAGTTCTCAGGTGACTCTTCAGGCACTCACGACTCAGACAACGCATCTGGTTTCAATGGTATTGATTCCGAAGGTGCTCGTTTGACTTCACTCGCCGCTGGTGGTATGCCAACCGCTGACGCAGAAGCACTGGGCGCAACTGGTGGTTCTTCGTTCAACGAAATGGGTTTCACCATTGAGCGTCAAACTGTAACTGCCAAAAGCCGTGCGCTGAAAGCAGAATACAGCTTGGAACTCGCACAAGACCTGAAAGCTATTCATGGTCTGGATGCCGAAACTGAGTTGGCAAACATTTTGTCTGCTGAGATTCTGGCAGAAATCAACCGTGAAGTTATCAGAACGGTTAACAGCCAAGCTAAAACTGGTGCTCAACAAGCAAACGTAACCTCAAATGGTATCTTCAATCTGAGTTCAGATGCCGATGGTCGTTGGTCTGCTGAGAAATTCAAAGGTCTGACGGTTCAAATCGACCGTGAAGCCAATGTAATTGCTAAAGAAACTCGTCGTGGTAAAGGTAACGTAGTCATCTGTTCTTCAGATGTTGCAACCGCTCTTGCCGCTGCTGGTTCTTTGGATTATTCTCCAGCAATTAGCAACAACCTGCAAGTAGACGATACAGGCAACACCTTCGCTGGTGTCCTGAATGGTCGTGTGCGTGTATACATTGACCCATATGCCAACACCGATTACATCACCGTTGGTTATAAAGGTCAAAACCCATATGACAGCGGCGTATTCTATTGCCCATACGTTCCACTGCAAATGGTCAAGGCTGTTGGCGAAAACGACTTCCAACCGAAAATTGGCTTTAAGACACGTTACGGTATGGCTTCAAACCCATTCGTAGGTTCTACGCCAAGTGACGGTCTGGCTACTGTTAAAACCAACCAATACTACCGTATCTTCAAAGTCACGAACATCCTGACGTAAAGATACTAAAAAT